ACATTGACTCCGGCGGTTTTTCCTTCTTACCGGAGTAAAATTAATACAAATTTTTTGTGCGAAGTTTGTGCGAAAATAGAGTATTACTGAAATTAGCTATATGTTACATCATTTGTTACCAAATTGCAAGACCTATTTTAATAAAAATTTCAATAAATTTCAAATTGTTACAAGTTGTAATGTTGAAAAAGGCTGGTTTGTCAATGTTTTTGAGTTGTTGTTGCTAATTCTTAATAATTCTTAAGATGGGGTTGACGGCGAAGCCGAGGTAATAAGTAATAGTGAAAAGTGAAGAAGTAGTTTTTTTAGTGTACGCACCTTCATTTATAGATGACGTTTTTGAGAGGGAAAAGTTTCAGGTTTTCGGAAAAAAATATTTTTTATTTTCACCTTTTTCGTTTTTGTGCTGGAAGTATATAGGAGAAGATGCTGTTTTGTAGAAAATGTATCAAAGTCTTGGCAAATATTATTAAATGAAAAGCTTGAAATTGTTGAAGTTATACAATATAATGAAGCTACCACTAGACAAGAACTCAGCGGAGGATTACCCATGAACGAAATCTACGTTACCGGACACCGTAACCCGGACACCGACTCAATTGTGGCTGCAATGGCCTACGCCAATTTGCGCAACGCTCTGGGTGACAGAGAATTCACTCCCGTGCGCATCGGCTCTGTCAATGACGAAACTCTACACATGCTCAAGCGCTTCGGCATGGAGGCTCCTAAGTATGTAAAAAATATGCGTAACCAAGTTTGCGATTTGGACTTCGACCATCCCCCAGAGCTGCACCGCTCTGTGCCTCTGGCTCTGGCTTGGCAGTCCATGCGCGACGGCAAGGTGGCCACCATTCCTATATTAAATGACGACGGCACTCTCTACGGCGTGCTCTCCGCCGGTGACGTGGCTTCCTACGACCTGCAAACCGTTTATGAGAACACGGTCAGCGATATTCCGCTGTTTAACTTGGTCAGCGTTTTGGACGGCTATCTGGTCAACGAGTTTGCCCAGACCCCAAATCTGGTCTCCGGCAAGGTGCAAATCGCTGTGCCCAACAGCTATGACGATGCGGCGGCGCTGGGTTCCGAGAGCATTCTCATCTGCGGCGCTCAGCCCGAGGTCATCAAGGCGGCGCTGGAAGCTAAGGTGGCCTGCCTTATCATCTGCCAGACCGACATCCCCGCAGAGTTGCAGGAGGACACCGGCTTTACCAGCATTATCTCCACTCCCATGGATGCGCGGCAGGTTGTGAGACTTATATATCAGGCTGTGCCGGTAATGCGTCTGTGCAAGACCGAGAATCTGGTTTGCTTCCACCTTGCAGACTATATTGACGACGTTAAGGAGACTCTGCTGAACAGCCGTTTCCGCTGCTACCCGGTGCTGGACGAGGAGGAAAAGGTTGTGGGCACTCTGTCCCGCTTCCACTTGCTGCGTCCCCGGAGAAAGCAGGTGGTACTGGTTGACCACAACGAGGCCTCCCAATCCGTGCCCGGCTTGGAGCAGGTCGAGATTCTGGGTATCATCGACCACCACCGTTTGGCCGACATTCAGACAAAGCAGCCTATCTCCGTGCGCAATGAGCCGGTGGGCAGCACCAACACCATCATCGCCTCCATGTATCAGGAGCACGGTGTGACCCCCTCCCCTGCTATGGCGGGGCTGATGGCCGCGGCTATTTTGTCCGACACGGTTATGTTCAAGTCCCCCACCTGCACAAAGCGGGATCGCTCCATGGCCGAGCGCATGGCTCGCATTGCCAGAATCTCTCTGGACGAGCTGGGGCAGGAGCTGTTCTCCGCCTCCGGTGCTGAGGACAAGACTACCGAGGAGCTGTTCATGACCGACTACAAGCAGTTCCACATTGCGGAAAAGGACATCGGCGTAAGCCAGATAACCTGCATAGACTCCGCTCGTATGCTGGAGCGCAAGGACGAGTTCATGGAGACTATGAACGCTCTGCGCAAGAAAGACGGCTTCGACATTGTGATTCTAATGCTCACCGACGTGCTGCTGGAAGGCTCCCATATTCTCTATGTGGGCAGCGATGAGATAATCCAGCAGGCCTTTAACGTCCAGCCTAAGGACAATCAGGTGTTCCTGCCCAAGGTAATGAGCCGCAAAAAGCAGATAATCCCCATGCTCACTGCACTGTGGGGTTAATAGGATAGAGAAAAGAGAAAGGCAGCCAATCCGGTTTCGGGTTGGCTGTCTGCTTTATTCAACGGTATTGAATTTCAGGGTGACCTTGAACAGGTCGCCGTCTACGGTCAGGTTCATGGTGCCGTTTTGCAGCTGAACAAGGCTGTTGGCTATGCTCAGGCCAAGGCCGCTGCCCTCCGTATTGCGGGAGCTGTCGCCCCGGACAAAGCGCTCAAGCAGCTCGTCCTCCCCTAGGTTCAGGCGGCTGGCGGAAATATTGCGGAATGTCACCACCGCTTGGGTGGACTGTCTCTCCAGATTTAGGTACACCCGGGTGCCGGGCATGGCGTACTTGCAGATGTTGCCCAGCAGATTATCGAAGATGCGCCACATATGGCGGCCATCGGCCATGACGGTGACGGGGTCATCAGGCTTTTTGACCAGCAGCTCAAGGTCGGCAGCTTTCAGCTTTTCCGCGTACTCCCCGGCGCACTGGTCAAGGAGCACATTCAGCTCGCAGCGCTCAAGGTTCACGGCGAGGCTGCCGGTGCTGGCTTTACTGGCCTCCATCAAATCCTCGATGAGCTTTTTAAGCTTGGCGGACTGGCGGGAGAGGACAGCGATATACTCTTTGGCCTTTTCCCCGGGAATTTTCTCCTTTTCCAGCAGGTCAACGTAGTTGATAATGGAGGTCAGGGGCGTTTTGATGTCGTGGGACACGTTGGTTATAAGCTCGGTGCGGAAGCGCTCGGACTTCATGCGCTCGTTGACGGCCTTGTTCAGGCCCTCAGTGATGGAGTTTAGCTGCTCTCCGTGCTCTTTCATGGGCTGGGGCATTTTGGCGGTATCCACATGGTAGTCCATGTTACCGCCGGAAATCTCCTTGCCGGCTATGAGTAGGCGGCGCATACACAGCAGCACATAGACGGTGGCGGCGGTCAGCACCGCACGTTCGACAAACCAGCCGAACACCAGCATATCGCCATTGTGCAGGAAAGCGCAGAGGTAGACAAACTCTATAAACAGCACGGCGCCGATAGTCAGGGCGGCCTTGGGCATGAGCTTTAGGCCTGCAAAGGTGGTTTTGGCAAAGGCGAACAGGCGCTTTATGACTTTGGCGCACCATGCCAAGGCGCGGTAGCACAGGCAGCTATGCCATGTTTCATGGCGCTTAAGGCGCACGGCAAGGCTCATGCACCACCAGAGGACTACAGCTGAGCCCACCACGGTGACAAGGCAATAGGCGATGATTTTGAGGATGGTAAAATCTCCGTAGCTTGCCCAATCCAATATGGCAATCAGGCCGCCGACTATGCACAGGATAATGAACGTGAACAGGTCAAAGGGCTGTCTGTCAGGCCAGCGGGCGGAAATCTCGTCGCTGTTCCGGCGGTGACCGGCGGCGGCCATCAGGTACACAAAGAGGACTATTGAGAGCAATATGGCGGCCACCATGGTGACTATCAGCTCATAGCGGTAGATATACCAGAATGTGATTAGGTTAAGCTTGCTGGACAACTGGTGAATCTGGTCTATATCATCCAGAACGTAGCCCACCATTTTATAGCGGACGGGGCTGTTGCTATCTACAGTGGCGGTTTCCGTTTCCGCAGTCTCTGGGGTTTCGTCAGTCTCCGCTGCCTCACCGGAGGTTTGCTCAATGATGATTTTGACGTCATTAGATATTAGACCCTCGGCGGGGTAATAGAAGCCGTATCTGTCGGTTTTGGCGCGGTAGCTCTGGTTGCCAAGGCCGTCATAGACCAGCTTGTCATTCTCATCGTAGATTTGAAAGGTCATGCCGGTATAGCCGTCCAAGTCCTCGGCGCTATATCCCCAGCGGTAGCTGTCCATTACATCGTACATGCGGCGCACCACGTAGTTCAGGGCTTGGTCGTTCAAAATATCATCCAGCTCCTCGCCGGAGTAGGCATTCACATCATACATCCAGCTCACACCTATGGCGGAAAACAGCAGTACAGCCATCAGCAGAGAAAACAGCACTGCCGCGGTCAGCTTTGCGCCGGTGCTGGTCTTTAGTTTTTTCATTATTTACACCTCTCTATCTTATAGCCCTGACCCCAGACGGCCTTGATATATCTGGGCTCGGCGGGGTTAATCTCCACCTTTTCTCTCAGGTGGCGGATGTGTACCGCCACGGTGCTCTCCGCGCCGAAAGGCTCGTCCTTCCAGATAAGCTTATAAATCTCCCGGGGCGAGAAAACCCGGCCGGGATTGGCCATAAAGAGCTTTAGTATTTCATACTCGGTGGGAGTGAGGCTGATGCTCTCCCCGTCCACCTTAACGTCCTTGCTGCTGTCGTCAAGGCTGATATTGCCGATGGTCAAGGCCGTGGTGGCTGCGGCGCTGCCGCCCAGCTGCATATAGCGGCGGAGCTGACTGCGCACCCGCGCCAGCACCTCAACCGGGTTAAAGGGCTTGGTTATATAGTCATCGGCACCGATATTCAGCCCCAGCACCTTGTCCGTGTCCTCGCCCTTGGCGGTGAGCATGATTACCGGCACATTGCTATACTCCCGGAGCTTCACCATGGCGCTTATGCCGTCCAGCCTTGGCATCATTATATCCATTAAAATCAAATGCACCTGTTCCCTGTCTAAGGTGTCCAGAGCCTCCTGACCGTTATAGGCCGTCAGCACACGATAGCCCTCGCTCTCAAGGTATATCTTCAAGGCATTGACTATGTCCTTTTCATCGTCGCACACCAGTATGTTGTACATTTCCTCACCTCGGGATTAGTATACGATAAAAAGCATTAAAATCCAAGGTGGGAAGTCCTTAAGATTTGTTTAAGATATAGGTGCTCTAGGCTAGTGCCATCATGACAATTAGTGCTCCCCGACCCCTTGTATTATGGAGTAGCAGTTTTTGAAGTCCTAGTTCAAGGACAATGTGCTATGCTGTAAGGGATACTGTGGATTGGTGAAAACCCCTACCGCGAGACGGTTCCTGAGAGGTTCCAACCACAGCCCTTTGCAGTTTTGTTAATCAGTTAAATACCGCCAGACGGTTTATGTGGAACAAGGTTACAAGGCAAAGTGCTCTGTGGACACAGCATCACAATCTTACCGTTGGAGGTTCATGTTATGGTTTCTGTTGGAATTGATGTGGCAAAGGATAAGCACGACTGTTTTATACTTAACTCAGATGGAAAAGTCCTTGCAAATGCGTTTACTATCCCTAATACGCTGGATGGCTTTAACACTCTGTTGCAAAAGATTAGGGATTCTACTTCCCCTGCGGACAAAATAAAAGTAGGGCTTGAGGCAACCGGTCACTATAGTTACAATATTCTTGGATTCCTGCTTGATTCCGGCTTGACTACTTATGTCTTAAACCCTCTGCATACCAGCCTATACCGAAAGAGCCTTAGCTTGAGAAGAACTAAAACTGACCGTGTGGATGCAAGAACAATTGCAACTATGCTTTTATCCGATGTGGAGCTCAAACCCTACACGGATACATCATACCACAACGAGGAGCTAAAGTCACTAACAAGATACCGTTTTGACAAGGTAAAAGAACGGGCTCAGATGAAACAGTCTGTATCAAGGCTTGTCTGTATTTTGTTCCCAGAACTGGAGCATATGGTTTCTTCAATCCATATAGCGTCGGTATATGCTCTGCTGGAAGAATTCCCGGGTGCCAAGCAGATTTCAGAAGTACATCTAACTAAGTTGAAAACACTTCTTGAACAAACTTCTAAAGGCCGATATGGCCGAGATATGGCCGTGGCAATCAGAGATGCTGCCAGAGTTTCCATTGGTACAAGAATGCCCGCCAAGTCCCTTGAGCTGCAACATACAATCAGGTTGATTCGAGAATTGGATGCCGAAATTGAAGATATTGAATCCGCCATTCAAGACATCATGGATGAACTGCATTCTCCAATTACAACGATTCCCGGTATGGGAGTTCGCATGGGCGCTATGATTCTTGCCGAAATAGGCGACTTCTCTAGGTTCGAGTCTCCGGATAAATTACTGGCCTATGCCGGCCTTTCTCCATCTACCTACCAATCAGGACAACTCAAGAACTGTTATGCACACATGGAAAAGCGGGGCTCAAGATATTTACGTTATGCCATATTCAATGCTACCAAATACGTTTGTTTGTGGGATCCCAAATTTGCCGCTTACCTTGCTAAGAAGCGCGCTGAAGGAAAGCATTACAATGTTGCAATTTCCCATGCAGCCAAGAAGCTGGTTCGCCTCATCTTTGCGTTAGAAAAGTCCGGACAGCCGTATCGTCTGGCAGCATAATTACTTTTGAAATTTAACTTGTGGTTCTATTGAACCTTTGTATTGTTGCGCCCTTTTTTAGCCGTCTGATTGCCAGTCGCTGTATCCTAATTATCTATTGACTTTTAATAGTTAATCTCTCAGGCGCCTACGGCGCCAGCTCTGCTCTGCACGGCTTACGCACGTCCCCAAGGGGCGAGGCAAGTAGGGGTGCGGCGCGAGTCCAACAAGGGGCGAGGCAAGGGTGGGGAATGGTGCAAGATTTTAATACAATCATTTAAGGAGAAAGACATGAGCGAGAGAGTTGAAGTATTTATTCCAAGAGGAGCGGAGAGGGAGGACCCCAATTTCTTCGTGGCGGTCAATGGGGTGAATTACCTGCTGCCCAGAGGGAAGAAGTCCATGGTGCCGGAATTTGTGGCGCAGGAGATAGAGCGCAGCGAGAGGGCTGCGGATATTTTCTATGAAAATGTGGATGGAATGAAGAATAAGTAATAGTGAAGAAGTAAAACAGGAAGTGATGAAAAATTAAGGCGATTGAGGTAATTGGGGTGGTGGACAGCTTGGAGCCGAACCAGTATGGGGTGGAGCAGAAGCTAAAGTGGCTCAGTATGCTGGACGGACAGATTTATGAGGAGCTTATTAAGTTCTACTATGAGCAGGCCATAAAGCCCGGAGAATACTCAACAGGAGAGGAAGAGCTGCTGGTACCGGCACCCTATGCCGAGGGCGTATATTGCAGATATTTGCAGGCCATGATTGCGGCGGAAAACGCAGAGAGCGCAAAGTACAACCAACAGATTGTACTATACAACTCGGCATATCAGCAGTTCAGAGACTGGGTTTACAGGGATCGCAGTCACATAAACAAGGGCAAAAGATTCAGATTTTAATTTTTTAAATAAAAAATAAAAGGGAAGTGAAAAAAGTATGCCTGTTTTTCCGAAGCTGCCTACCAGCGAAACCAAAAGAGAGATAACGGACACCTTTAAGGGCTACAACCACAGGCTGAAAATTAAAAAGGGCGAATTCTACGACATGATGAATTTGTCCAGCACCAACTATCCTATGCTGTCTTGCAGAAAGAGCAGAGGGCTTATTAGGGAGCTTAAGGAGCCAAAGGCTATACTGGCCAAAGAAAAGCTGGCGTACATAGACTCCGGGCGGCTATGGTACGACGGGAAAGAGACGGCGTTGCAGGTGTCAGAGGGGGATAAGCAGATGGTCAGCATGGGAGCCTACATCTGCATTTTCCCGGACAAGCTGTTTTACAACACTGCCGACCCAACAGACCACGGCAGCATGGAGGCCTGCTACAGCTCTACCGGCGCTGTGACCTGCACGCTGTGCAAAATCGACGGCTCAGAGTATCAGTCACCCAGAGTGGCCGACAGCCCTAAGACTGACCCGGAAAACGGTGAGCTATGGATGGACACCTCCGGCGACAGCGATATTTTAAAGCAGTGGAGCAGCGAGAGCCAATGCTGGGTGGAGATAAGCTCGGTATACACAAGGCTGCGCTTTGTATCTCAGGGAGAGCTGCCGGTACTGTTCAGCGCTTCCGACGGGGTGGAGATAAGCGGCTGTGAGGCGGAGATATTAAACGGCTCCAAAATCATTCAGGCCATCGGAGGCGGCGAGGGAGAGCCGGACTACATAGTGGTAACCGGCATACTGCGGGAGACGGTTATCCAGACTGAGGGCTGCATTAAAATTCAGCGGACTGTGCCGGACATGGACTTTGTATGCGAGAGCCAGAACCGGCTATGGGGCTGCCGCTACGGCAATGACGGCGAGGGCAACCTGAACGAAATATACGGCTGCGCTCTGGGAGATTTCAAGAACTGGCAGCAGTATCAGGGACTGAGTACCGACTCATGGACGGCCTCCGTTGGCTCCGACGGACCATGGACAGGGGCGGTGAACTATCTGGGCAGCCCCATGTTTTTCAAGGAGAACACCATACACAAGGTGACAGTGTCATCCTACGGCGCGCACAGGCTGACAGAGACGGTATGCAGGGGAGTGCAGCCGGGCAGTCATGGCAGCTTGTCGGTGGTAAACGAGACACTGTATTACAAGTCCACCAAGGACATATGTGCCTATCAGGGCGGGTTCCCGGTCAGCGTTTCCGAGGCGCTGGGGGAGGATGACTACTTCAAGGCTGTGGCAGGCTCGGTAGGGGACAAGTACTACATAGCCATGGAGGACAGGGACGCTGTGCGGCAGGTGTTCGTTTACGACATAGGCAGGAGCATATGGATGAAAGAGGACACACTGCCGGTGCTGGGCTTTGCAAGGCTGGAAAGCCAGCTGTACGCCATGACCGAGGACAGTCTATGGTGCATGGGCGGCGACGAGGGCAAGGAAGAGAGCTATGTGCCATGGATGGCGGAGAGCGGGATCTTATACTACCAGTACCCGGACAAGAAGTATGTGTCCAGAATCAATCTGAGAATGAGCATGGAAGAGGGCGCGTGGATGGATGTGTTCATCCAATACGATTCCAGCGGACTTTGGGAGAGCAAGGGGCGCATCAGGCTCAGCGGCACAGGCACGGTGACGGTGCCAATTTGTCCAAGGCGCTGCGACCACATGCAGATAAGGCTTGAGGGCAAGGGCAGCTTTAAGCTCTTTTCCATGGCAAATATTTTGGAGATAGGAAGTGATATGTAGTGGATTATCCACCGATTTTACACGGCTCAACGGACAGCCAGCTCAGGCAGCTGAGAGACTATCTGGTCAGGCTGGCGGAGAAAATAAGCGAGCTGGAGGTACAAGCTAAGGAATGATAGATTTTTACATTACGGATCAGAGCATCCGTTTTGCAAGCCCGGTGATTGCGGCAAATTCCAGAGATTATCTGACGGCAAGCTTCCACTTTAGCGGGGAGGCTTGGGAGGGCTGCTCCAAGTGGGTGCATTTTCGTCAGAACGAGACGGTATATGACCTGAGCATTGAGGACGATGCGCTGACGTCGGAGAGCCATCTGAATTTGAGCATCGGGCAATGGGAGGTATACATCACCGGCACAAAGGACGACAGCCGCATTACCACGGTGCCGGTATACATTCAGGTTATGGAGAGCGGGCTTATTGATGAGCCGCTGCACCAGATACCCATGTCGGTGGCAGAGCAGGTGGACAGCAAGGCCAATGTGGCGCTGGAAAAGGCCAAGGCTCTGGAAGAAGCCATAAACAACGGTACGCTGGATGGCCGGGACTTTCAAATCTTGGGCTACTACGCAAGTCTTGAGCAGCTAATGGCTCAGGTGACGGAGCCGGAGCGGGGCGATGTTTACGGTGTGGGAGCCGAGGCACCCTATGACATTTATGTTTACGACGGGATGAACAAGCTGTGGGTGAACAACGGCTCCATCCAAGGCGCAAAGGGCGATAAGGGTGACAACGGCACAACCTTTACGCC